CGTTTTTTGGTCTTTTGTCTTTCATTAGTAAAAGAAACTGGACTACCATTTACCTTTCTATTCAGACTTAATTTTTTTCTTGTCGTATTTTTTCTTTTAACAATGTCAAACCAACTCATTCTAAATCCCCTGCTATTGGTAAACTCATTCCTATGTTCCATACTATTATATCTGAAAACAATCTTAGTTTCATCCTACTCTCCTCTCTGTTCTTTTGTCCACATTCTCATTTCCTGCTTCTCTTGGTAATCCTGTAAATCTTTTATCCGGCCCTGTGGACATTGACGGTTTGTTTCTCGTAGCGGGGGGGTTCTCTTGAGGTTTGCTATCAGATTTATTTCCTCCCATCATCATTTGTTCTTGCATTTGGCCCATCTGACTAGCGTCAATATCTGTTCCTGCATACGGGTCTAAACTAACATCTTCTTCTTCTCCGCCACCTTCTGCTTGTTCAGGTTTAGGTTCAGGTTTAGTGTAAATAAATCTACCTTCATCATCCATGTCAACTTCAAACCCTAAGTTCTTAATTGCGGCAGCAACGTTAACTTCTATCTCTCTCTTACGAAGAACAGCAATTTCATCTTCTTCTTCTGATGGAGGTAACTTAAGTTGCCAATCAGTTATTCCAAACTCTTCTGTCATAAATGGAAATACATAATTATTCCAAATAGTCTGTGCCATTTCCACTGCTCTATTAGTAACTAGTACTTGCATACCTTCATTATTCAAACCACCACTGGCAGAGTTATCTGCCATGAATATTTTACTAACGCCATAGAATGCTGAAATCCTATCTCTCAAATCATCCTTAACTTGTATGTAGTCCATTTCTTTTAGACTGTCCATGAACTTAACCCATTCAACAGAACCTTTTCCTCCCTCAGATTCTATTCCCATTACAGGTATGAAGTGTGGGTCTTGCTCCATCTTTTCTTTAACACCACGCCAAAATGATTTCATAGAATCCATGTTTCTTGTTTGAACAGCCAATAATCCCTTCGGCATTCTTGCCTTAGTGTAAGAAGAATTGACATAATTATCCATAGCAATTAATGTTGTAATGTTATTCCAAAGTGTTATGACAGGTGAAAGACCATACAATCTACTTGGTGAGTATTTACTAAAATGTAGAACTTCTCCCTTCACGAAGTATTGTTCTTCTCCGTTTACTCTGTTAACATAATGAACAGGGTGTAGTTCTGAATTACAATTTTCACAAAGTTCAGTAGCACTAGTATGTATTCTATGTCTATGTCTCAAACAAGTATAACCACTTTTACCTCTTTCACCAAGTTCGTTAGAATAGATGTGCATTGTTACTGGGTCGCCACGATATACTTCTTTGATTCTATGCATTCTAACTGAATTGTTATTATCAGCATAATATTCCTTAACCATAACCATATACGCATCATCCATTATATTCAAGTCATCTTCAAGTTCTTTCAATACATCAATAAACATCTGTTCTGAACAATTAACATACCCTTCTAAGAAATCTTTAGCATATTTTAGTTGGTCAGGGTTTGGTTTTTCTAATTCTAAACTTCCACATTGCACACACTCTTTAGTTGCGTTTTCATGTTCCTTTCCACAAGACCTACATTTTACTGCGAACTTAGCATCCCAATGATAACCTCGCCTAAATATCTCCTGCTTAAGTTGCGTAATACACGTTCTAACAATTGTTGATTGTGTAACTATATGGTAGATAATAGGAGTAGTCAAAAGATACGAATTATCTTTTTCTTGAATACCCATATTGAATACTGTTCTATCTGCGGGTTTAGGTGTAGTTTGCCTAAACAAATTACTAACACTAAATCTTCTTTTCTCTTCTACCATATTACCACTTCACTTTGTTCGCCCAATATGCCGCAGAAGTTTTTCCTCGTTTAATATTCTTAGCATGACGAGCCTTGAAGGATGCCTGTTTCTTTTTTCTTTTTCCTTTAGGGTTACTTTCAGTAACAGTCTTCGCACCTTGTTCGCCAAATCTAATTGTTTTGACTTTCTTTCCGTCTTTAACAACTACAACATGCGATTTGGTTTTATGTTTAGGAGTTCTCTTTGGTTTACTAAAACCACTAACACCTGCTCTCTTTAATGCCGGATGTTTTTTTAGAAGTTCAAACCACTCAGTCACGATAACCACCACCTGCTTTTTTGTAAGCGGCTGCAAGCATTTGTGCTTTTCTTGCAGACCATTGACCTGCTGCTCCACCTTTACTACCTGCTTTGATTCTCTGAAATTGTTTTTTTCTCATTGTTGGTTTAGTGTAGTTTCCTGCTGAATTAACAGTGGATGTTTTTTCTAATCCTTCTACTGCTTGGTATTTCTTTTTAGCAGATTTTCCTCTTGGAACATGTTGCTTACCTTGCTTAGTACCTTCTCTTTTCTTTCGATTTTCATATGCCTTTTCTGAAGAAGACATTGAATCTGCTACTGCCTTTGGTGCATATCTTCCTTTCTTTTTTGATTTAGGTGACACATATCCCCAATCTTCTCTAGTCCATTCAGATAAAGCACGTTGTCCTTTTGACTTGGCTTTCAAAGTATCAAACCAATTCATATTACTCCCTCCAACTTATCCATTTCTGACATCATACAATTGTCATGTAGTTTAGAAACTGTATCTATATCAATATCATATCTAGTGAAATCATAACCAACGTGGTCTTTATGGTTTTCATACTTCATTAGTTTGAATAGTTCATGTTTTCTATCTGCGTACCAATCAGCCTTTTTGTGTGATTTTTTCATTCTTATTAATTCTAGAAGAATGTCTGCATTTGGCCCTTTCATTCTAAAATGTGGTCTACATTTAGTTAATATTTCAGTAACATCATTAGCAGAATAGAAGTTTAGTCTGTTGACAGGTCTAGTGTCTTGTGGAGATTTTTGGTCTAAGTGAAGTCTACCACAACCAAGAGATTTATGCATTTCTATCATGAATGCCTTTCCTCTATCACCCGTTGCAACTAAACCAACTCTAGGATTATACTTTTTATCCATAGTAATGTATCCATCAGAATCTATGAAAGCCGCAGTATAAGCGTAAATGTCTTTTTTAATTTCATCACTGAACTTATAGAAAGAACCTTCAACATTAGTTATGTTACTTTGTTTAGCCATTTTAGCAATTATACTAGGAGTTGTTTTCTTGAATAGTGTCTTAGGTAGTCTTTCATGTATTTGTCTAGCCGATATTCCTGACTCTTCACATACTATGCTTGTTATGTGGTGTTTGATAATATCTTTCTGAGTTGTAGTTTTCATATGTTTCTTTAGTATTCTCTTAAACTCTCTCTTAGAATTAGTCATGTTCTTAGTTAATTTTGAATACTCAGAGTTGAATGGCATCCCATCCTTCTCAACTCTCGCCTCCCAGTATTTACAAAGAACATCAATTAATTCTCTTCTAGTAACTTCATCATTAACATATGATAATTTAATTAGATTATCTTCAGTGCATGTCATATCTTTTAGAACAGGTTTGTATTTCTTAATCCAATAAATAGAATCCATACTAGTATCTAAATGGTCAGAATATGCTTTGATTAGATTTTCTATCGAATCAGTAATCTTAATTTTTTCTTCTCCTTTCAAAGTCCTTCTGTACTTTTTTAGTTCTTTGATAGTCTTAGGTATATCATTACCTTCTATCTCAAACTTCTTCAAACCATATTTTAGTTGAGTCTTAGCATCTGAAAGTGTTAGTCTAAAATCCTCTGCGAACTTCTTTTCTAAAATTGTATGGTCTTCTAATGCATTGTTGGATAACCACGCTCTTTTCATATCTTCAGTGATACGTTCAATTTCTTCTTCAGATGTTTCTTTTCGTCTTGCTTCTTCTGCAAGCATCTCAAACTTTTCACTATCTTTCTCCGCCACGCATATACCCCCTAGAAGTTCAGCCCCATCATACCGCCTAAAGACCTGTTCATTGGCTTAGGGTTATCAAATATTCCCATATCATCCAATAACATGAACACATCTTGTGTTTTTGTAGCGCAAGCGACAGCCAATGCTAAACTCATAACTAAGTCGTCATGCGCCCCTACACCCTCGAATCTACCGCTATGAGTAATAGAGAACATTGACAATTCTTCAATCAAAGCGTTGGTTAGATTTCTACTATTATTATCACCGTATGGGAAGTTTATTTTTCCGTTTTCAATATTCATTTGTAAACTCAAAATTATCTCTTGTTTCTTTTTTCTAGTAGTAGTAAAGTCTCTAACGTTTAAGTCTGAAATATTTCTTAGTTCTTGAGTGAATGCTTTAGCGAAAGTATTAGTCTCGTAGAGTATTTCTTCAGGCTCAAATATTCGACCAATCAAACGTATCTTCTCGATGTTTTCTCTGAAGTCAACATTCTTCGCTCTATCAACATGAACAATAGTTTTGTTTTTCTCATCATCAACTTCTATCACTGTAATAACATTGTAGTCTCCATCAGTTGAGATAGCAGGGTCAACTCCAACATAATACTTGTATCCCTTATCCTTTCTATGTCCTAGTCTCAAAACATAGTCTTTATTTTTACATTTAGCGATAAACTCAGGGTTGAACAATGCTGTTCCAGTAGAGATTGGAACACAAAGATATTCTCTTGTAAACTTAAGAGAACCTATCTCAGCCTTTCTTTGCATAAGTGCATCAAAGTCCCAACGTTCAGGCCAAAGTGGTTCATTCATTGAATCTAAACAAGGATATTTTTTAACAGAGTATGCACTATTTTCTTCTAACTGTGCAAAGATATCAGTGTAGGTAAACGGTGTACCAATCATTCTCAACTTAGAAGTGTGATGAAGTGTTGGTATCATATCTCCAAAGAACCAATCTGTAACTCGCTGAATACCTGCTAGACTAAACTCTTTCAAAGGGTCGTCAATAATAATCTCTTGAGGGTGAAGTCCTCTAATCTGAGAACCAACAGAACGTTCCAAAATAGCATTACCATTTGTTAATTGTATATTACCAATAGCCCAACCCCTACTAGGCTTGTACTTCTTAAGAGCAGGATGATTGAAATATCTGTCAATTTCTCTCATGTGAACTAAAGTCTGTTTTTGGTTAGAAGAAATGTATAGCATTTGATATGGTGGTTCTTGAAACACAAGATTCCATACTACCCAACTGTGCATAAAAACAGATTTACCGTGGTCACGACTACAAATAATAACAGTTCTATCGGTTGTTTCCATTGATTCTAACCACTCTTGCATGTAAGGAGGAAACATCATACCAAGAACATTCTGAAAAAAATAAGGAAAAGATGTTTTAGATATTTCCATATCCATAGAGGATATAAAATCTAACTCATCTATCTCCATTCTTATTTCCTCATAATGTAAAACCAATTAGAGACAGGTCTGTAATACAACTTTCTAATTGCAGTAGTTGGGCTTTGTTCTCTCTCTAGTTTTTCTAAGACTTCTTTAACATCTTCAGGAATATCATCTTGTCTAATTACTTTCATATTACCATCAAACTCTACTCGTTGAAACCCCTGTCTATCAACAAAAACAGAAACTCCTTGTGGCATAGCCGCCCCTACTATTGGTCTATGACTATGTAAATCAACTACTTTTTTTGACACCCATAATCCTGCACCTCTAGTTTGTTCTCTAGATAATCCAGTTTCTTTTGCATGGCTCACTAATCCAGTTAACAAAAATATATTCTTGTAAGGAGCAATACCCTGAACTGCAACAGGCTTACCGTCTTTTAGAGTTGGATGATATGCAATGTAGTATTTTGGTTTAACTTCTGCAAACATTGTACCATTCAATCGTTGATAGCGTTGCGCTCTAGTCTTGTAGGTAATACCATGTTTAGCAAACGCACGAACTACCTCTTCCTCAGACATAGGGTTAGATATTTGAAACTCCATCTAATCACCTAAAGTTTGCCTTGAGAAAATACACACCTTCCTTCGGTACACCGTGTTTCTTGCTTAACTCATCCATTGAGTTTGTTTCAGTAACAATTTTCTCAATCTCATATGCAGTTATATCTACATTATATTTTGATTTCATAATCAACATAGCAGAATGAATATGTTCGTAGTTGTCAATCTTACCTGTGTTATAGTAAACAGGCTTACCTAACATCTTTCGAATATTATCATGTGCATCTAATAGTTTAGAGTCTAAGTCACTCCTAAGAATCTTCATGTCGTCTACTGCAATAATAAATCTCTGAATGATTGTGTTAGAACCTCTACTTCTTCTATCACTACCACGAACCATAGTTCTCTTACTACCACTATACCCACCAACATTTCTTTTAATGTGAGATTCTATTGCCTCAAATGGATACACCTTAGATTCATCATACATCTCATTCCATTCTGCCGGAGTTTTACCTCTTGCATTAGGAAACTTTTCCCCTTCAGGCCAATCAATATTATTTGCTTCTAGTACCTTATGTAAGTATGAACCAAACTCTATGTTAGTTTCTTGAGATAATATCGAGTTTCTTTTATTCATTAAAATAAAGTTCACTGCTTTAATTCCATTAGTCAATTCATTCACTAATCTACCTATATCTTTCTTATCATCCACTGAACTCAAAAACTCTAACATTCGAGTAAGGTCTTGTAACTCAGTTGGTTTAACCATCATGTATCCTGACCTACCTTCTAATGCTAACACCTTGAACAATGCAGTATCAGTTCTACCAGTTGCTAATGCTCTGAATATTCTTTGAGTTTTATTTGTTTTAGTATCAAAGGGAAACTCATCATCGAATGGTTTGTTAGACCCACTAATTGCAACCACGAAATAATCTAAGACTTCTTGAATTAAATCATCAAACTCTTCCCTTGCTTCTTCTATATCTGCTAAGTGGTCTTTTCTGTTTACTGTTCCTAATTGTGGTCTTGACTGTGGAGGCACACCATCACTAGAAGAACCAACTGTGGCTTTGGCAGGAGAAGATGCTCTATCTAAATCATCACCTGCATCTAGTATTCTACTTAGATTATCCAAAAACTCCCCAATATTCCTTAACCTATTGTTAATTCCTCTTTCAGTGTTCATGGCTTTATCGTCAGTATTCCAACTTTCTGTAACCATGAACCTATTTACTGTCTTTGTTAATGGTAAATAATATGGGCCATTTCCTCCTCTAGCCATTGTCTTTTCTACTGCATCAACATATTCATTAATTTCGTCATCCATATCAACACCCGTTGACATTTCTCTAGCCGCCCCTGCACTCAACATTGCTTCTCTTAATGTGTTGATGTCATTTCTAAAAGCAACAGTATCTTTGAATGCTCCACTATCCTTTGTAAAAGCATGATAGAAAAGAGGGTCAACCTTTTGCGTAAGTCTTTCTAATTTAAGCCCAAACCTAGATAACTCTTCCATTTCTTTCTTGTTCTCTGCCGCCCTTACATTTCTTTCTTGGGTAACAGCATCATCAGAATCAAACGTTTCCCCGCCATCTTCTACGGTAATAGTCTCCTTGTAATCTCCACTGTCTTTATCATAGTAGCCTTCTCTTTTAGCACTTCTATCATCAGAAGTATCTTTTAGATTATCTAATCCTACATCAGCAATAAACTTCTCATACAGAGCAAGTCCCTTGTGTCTCTTAAAGTAAGGTTCTAGTTCTTTAGGATTAATTTTCACAACGTAGTCTAATTCACCATTATTGATAATAGACTTAAAAGACAAGAACTTATCTATTACTTCTGCAATCTCTTGTTTATCTTTATCATCCTTATTTTCTTCTGTGTTTAACATATCCCTAATAGGAAGAAAGGCTTCATTACATGCGTTATATGCTTCTTTGAAATCATTATACTTACCCTTATGACCTCTCCAAAAATTGTAAATCCTATTACGCCTATCTAATCTTTTAAGGTCAAGTTCACCAATTATTAAGTCAGCGTCTAAATGAATTATTTGTTCTTCTACCTTATCTAAAGGTCTTAAAACCGAAAGTAGTGGTTGAAGTCTTCTTTGAATCGCAGGAGTTTGATTCTGAATAACATACTTCCATTTGTTAATCTCTCTCATGTTTACGTTTCTATTCCTAAGCGAAACTCTAGTTAGTCTCCTATCACCTTCTATTGTGTTCTTATAATTCAATTGCTTACCATTTTCATCTAAGAAGTTCTTCAGAGTTTCATTTAGTAGTGCTTTGTCTCTTTGAATTGTTTTACTATCATCAATCTCATCTGTGTCTAAGTCTTTACTTTCGACTCTACCTTTAAGTTCTGACAGTTTTAATAATGTTTTAACCATTATATCTCTAGTAGATTTTGGAATCTCGCTAAATCCTTTGTACTTACTATTAATATCTTCAACTAGTAGATTGGTTAAACCACCTACTTTTGTTCCTCTGCGTTGATATTTAGTAGATAGAGTCTTCTTATCATTTTTAAAGAAGTCATTATCGTTGACTAAGAAAGTATGTAGAAACTCAGGTTTGAATCCATCATCATAATCATCAAGTCTATCGTCTGCTTCCATTTCTATTTTACTTTGTAAGTTTTTTAATTGTGTAGGTTTCAAATCCCTATATTCTTCAGACTCCTTAACTTTCTTTTCAGCAAAGTCTTCCATCGAATCAGGATTAACCATTAGTGTTTGGAATGCTTCGTATAGTTCAGTATCTTCTATCATGCTCTACCACCTTCACTAGCAATCCATTGGTACGGTTGAGTTGCTCCCTTTTTATTATGTAGTATAGGTTTCTCCATAACCTCAGACATTTTCTCTTTTATTCTAGTTAGTAATTCTTTATGAATATTAGAATAAGTCTCAACTAATTCTTGTTTGAACTTGTCTATTCCTTCAGGAGTTCTCTCCTTTCTTAGTTTTCTTAGAGCGAGTTGTAGATTTCTATCACCTAGCAGGTATCCTTCTAGTTGTACTAGCATAGTAAGTAAGTCTGAAAATTGCAATGATTGTTTAGATGATACCTTGAAGTCTTTCAACTTCTTTCGTGTGTCTCCTACTTCACCTAAATAATTACCAATTGGGTCATTATCAACATCCTCGAATAAAAATTGTAATGTTGGGATACGTTGTGGGTCAGTTATAGAAACAGTTCCTTCTGCTTTCTCTTCCATTTCTTTTAATGCCGCTAATATCTGTTCAGGTTCTCCAAACTCAACATCACCAACTCTCATGTTTTTTACAGAGCGTCTAACTCTAGAACCAAAAATATGCCCTAGTTCTTTTCTAACTAATTCTTGTTGTGGCTTTGTTGAACTTCCTTCCATTATAGCGACAAGTGCATCTCGCAAATCTGCCTTTAGAGTATATCTTCTAACTTGTGTTTTAGAGACTAATTCTTCATACTCTTTTCCTAGTTCTGCATTATACACTGCTGTTTTGAATTGGCCGTATCCTTTTGTTTGAGTTGGTGCAGTGCCTTTTTTACGTTGATATTTACTAGAAACCCCAGTCTTTACAAACTTATTATACAATGCAACAATCTCTGCGTTGTCTACAAGACCATCTCTAATATTCTGCATAAATTGTTTTTCTTGTAGAGACTGCTTAGTTTGAGTTTTAACAAATCCGACATCTAGATTCAAAGTATCGTTATTCAATATGTAATCTAAAGCAGGATATATTCTACTAGTCGAGGCTGAACTCTTTTCCGCCCCAAAGAACTCTCGCTGTATTGTTTTCATTGCTCTACTAATACTCTTAACATTTTCAAAGTCAGTCAAGTTCGGCATAAATGGTTCTCTTGCTTGTCCTCTTATTGAACTAATAACCATTTTCAGATAATCTACTGCGAATGAATCTGATATAGTTGAGACATCTAACTTCTGAGAAGATATAACATCGTCTTCCTTATACTTGTCAAGACCAAACACTTTCCCTAAAACAGTTCTAATGATTTCTTTATCCGGCTTTCCACCTTGTAATAGTTTAGCCTGTTCAGGACTCATAAACTCAGGAAGAGTAACTGTCAATTTGCTACCTGAGACAAATGAAAGACCTTCTAATTTATCAGTATCAAATGTCAAAGGCAATTGTAGTTCTATACCATCTGTAACATAACCATAGAGTTCAGGCTTGTCTTTGATGTAATTGAATATCTTCTCACCATTTTCTTCATCCCACTTGAGTAACCTACTAGTCTTAGCACCTGATTTAGCAGTTCCTTTTTCTAAGAAAGTAATTAGGGGTTTGTGATTACCTGCAAGAAAGTCCTCATACAATTTTACTTCTTTAGGATTCTTATAATCATCATCTTTTTTTGAAGCACCTAATTTATCCAATAGAGGTTGAAACGCTTTCTCAGGTAAACCATCTTCTACCAAGTTATTGATTGCCCTTCTAATCTGAGACTTACCATGATTAGCAAGTATCTCATCAAAGTTACCTGACTTTCTAGAAGCAACAATCTTCTCACTGAGAGTTTGCCTTTTCAGAATCTCTGTCCAATTCATTGTAACTTATCCTCCATTTGCTTTCTAACATCTAACCAAACTTCAGGATGATTTTGTGCTAACACTTCTTTGATGATTTGCATTTGATGAATGATAACAGTGTCTTGTCTCTTGTGAACTAACTTACCTTTGAACTCCATTAGATACTTCAAAGATTCACGAACCTCTTTTGCTAACTTAGTTAATGAATCTATGTACTTAGCATCCAAATCATCTGAATCCATGAGTTGGTCTAACTTACCTTCAAGCCTAGAGATGTTACCACTAAGAGTATCAATCTCATTTACTTCCTTAACTGCTAGAATATGTGCGGCGGCTTTTTGGACTAGAGGTTGAGTGTGTTGTTTTATGTGTCTAACAACTTGCTCTTTGGAACTACCTACAATCTTAGCCGCTAAATCAGGAGTCATATCTCCACTGTAAAGTTCTTGCTCAATTTCTGAACGATTCTCATATGTACATAGTTTACATCTTGGATTTGAAGCATCTGCATATCCTTCCATGTGATTACGTTGATGTTTTGCACTTGTGCCACTAGGCCAATTCATTCTAATATCCAAATCATCAGGTGAACAAATCATAGTCTCCAAATCAGATTCAAGGGATTCCCTGTCCTCATGATTACAAAGCCTACAACGTTTTCTTGTTACCATTCAATATTCACCACAATAAGGACACATAGTTCCTGACCAGTTATCTTCATCAATTTTCTTTATTCCTCTACAACAACTCATAATCTCACCAACATATCTTGCCAATTATCAAACGACTTCTTCTCTTCATCGGGTTCAGGTCTTTCACCAAACTTGAGTGGACTTCTTGCCACATCTCCACTTGTCTGTTTGAAGTACATTGCCATTCCTTTTGACTTGGCACGAATAATAGCCATCCTCTTAATCTGCCTTCTAGACAACTTGAACCAACATTCTTCAATATCATTTGGAACATTTAGATTCTTCAATGTCTTAACAGCGTCTGATTCTTTCTCTGTCCTAATATCAAAAGACTGATTTTTGAACATTCTATAAATGGTAGAATCAGGAAATGAACCTGTTGTACCCTTGCCTTTATCCAAAGCAGAATCAATCACTTGTCTGATAACTGATATTGTTAGAGCAGTAGTTGCAGCCTTCGCTCCTTCAATGGGTACGGGGTTATCTTTTCCAATAGTTAACTTGGCCTCATCTAAACGCTTTATTGCATTTTTAACAATAGCATGTAAACTAGGGGAATTGAAAGGAGAAGTATTACCATCTCCATATAGCACTTGCCACATTGGGGGTTTTGCAGTATCGGGGCTAGTGTTATACCATTCTGAATCTTTAGCAGGAACATCCTCATCTTTCAGTTCTCTAACTATTTCATATTGGTCAGTTCTGTAATGTCCATAAATTGGTTTACTAGATATAACAGTACCATCATCGTCATCCCAATTACTTGGGTTTGAAAACATAATATTTCTAGGGTCTGCTTTAGTTCCTTGAATACCATCCATCACACTATCTAATGCTTTGAGTGCTGTCTCTTGTTCAGGACTCATAGAAGGAGAATTGAATATAGACTTTAACGCTTTAAAAATCTGAACTCCACCTTTGCCTTTTATCTTAGTTCCAGTCTTTCCCTTGACTCTACCTGCTATACCTTGATTCTTTACTAAATCTAGTAAACTCATTCCACTTGCTTCAGGACTTATCATACCAATAGCATCACCAGTAAGACCTTCAGCCTTTCTTTCCCAAATCTCAAACTCTTGTCTAAATGACTTAGCCTGAATATCAGTAGTGGCTTTACTACCATCAGGTAGTTTTACTGCCATACCTTTCTTTTTTCTTACGGGCTTTTTTCTTGTTACCACGCCTTTTTCCCCCTCCTGTTTTATTGTTGAATAATGCTGATGTACTACTTGAGGAAGTAGTAACAGCACCACCCATCCTTAGTACGTTAAACCAAGAATCATCGGAAGCCGCTACTGAACCCTGCATAGTCGCACTACTATGAAGACTATCAAACTTGCTAACATTACTCATTCTACATACGCTCCACAATAAGAACAGAAACAACCTTGACTTGAAAACTCTATCATCCTAAACCACTCACAAGAAAAACAAACACCAACAAACGGTTGCATCAATTACCACCTAATCTAGTTTCCCTATCTGTTAGTTGTTCATCATCTACCCAAGTAGGTTGCCACAAGTTTACAAACTCAGCCCCACTTATTTTATCTCTTTCTTCCCAACCATGAATACTATCTAAACGGATTATCTTTTTAGGCCGATTAATTTGTGAACCTCCGTTTGCAATAGTTCCACCTTTTCCTGTTACAATATTACTTATCTTAAGATTCCTATTTTGAGAAGCGTCAATATATCTATCTCCACCATCCAAAATAGCATAACGGACAATAGCATCTACATTGCCTTTACCATTTGCATCTTTTTCACCTGCTGAAACAAAGGAATAGAAACTACGGCCTTTCTTACTAAGTTTATCTATTTGTGTTATCAATTCAAACAAAGGATATTTTGTTTCATCTCTGACTCTACCTTTATTCTCTACTTGTGCTTCAAAGTGAGGTCTAGCAACAACAGTAGTTCTTTTGTCAGTTTCAAAAAGATACCCTTCGGATTTAGATGGCGAAACTCGGTCACGGAATAATTCATCACTAAACTTAGCATACCCTCTGAAGTGACTAACTGAACCATCTCCACCTGATAACTTCAACACATCGAACCATGACGGACTTATATCAAAGGGCAAAATGTTTTACCCCCTTCTTTTTCAAAAAATGGGCGGTAATTTTTTTACCACTAGCGATTTTTTTTTCGTTCATTTTATCCCATTCCCAATATAAAAATCATTAGTATCTAATTTACTTATAGTCTGTAAGCCTTGTTTGTCTAAACACCTTATCTAGTATCACATTGGCTAACTCTTTTGTAGCCGATTTTATTGCAATCAGTTTTCTATCTAAAGAAGGCTCTAATCGGCCATGTGCCTTAATATCGTTAATTTCTTCTCGTATGCTAGACAGTATGGCATTGGCTTTTTCTAGCAATTCACGATTTAATGCCTCATCTGCCATAGCCTTGCGTAAAGGGTTACACAAATTAACTTTGTTAATGCGTAGAGAAATAAAAAAATTGTAAAGCAAAGCATATGGTTGGAGTACTTTGTTACATAGACCACAAAGCCCCTTTCGGGACAATGGGTTAAGTCTCACTCTTCTTCTTGAGTGGCATTACGAGCATCAATAGAGGCTTGTCTTCTCATTGCAATGATGTCGGGAGTACATTCAGATGTCGCTAGTGTTTCACATCTAAAATTACAGTCAATGTCAACTGGGGCAGTTACACCAAGAGCATCTTCCACAATACTCTGAATTAAACCGAGGTTAGCCAATGGTGCTTGAACCATTGTAGACTCAATGACTGCTTTCTTAGCAACTCTCTCAGTTCCCCAACGAGTGGTGAATGTGAGTACAACACCATTCGAAGAATTATCCAAAGTAGGAGTCATAGAAACTGAATCATCGTAGAGTAGTCTCAAACAGTCGCTAGATTTGTCTGTCTCAATTGCTAATGATTCGTGCATGTATATGGAAGACCCTCTAGGCCTTGCCCATACTTCTTTAGTTGTCTCCACCTTTTCAGTAGTATAATCACAATCAAAACCGTTCTCTATCAGTTGCTCTTTCCATGTTCTAGCATCTGACTGCCATCTTGCTGTAATAGCAGGTTTACCGTCTATTGTAATAGGGAATGTTGTTTTAGTATCACTTTCAGTAATTAAACCATATGTAACATTCGGAGGGCTGCTACCCCAATGGGATGAAGAACATAAAACTAAACCTTTCTCTGATAACTTTGCGGCTACCTTAGAAAATGCTTTATCACTCATCTTTTCATCTGCATATCTATATTTGGCAATCTGTACATATGTAACTGACATGATACATGCTCTGAAAGAGTGGTATATAGGGTACTCGCTTAACAAAGTAACTCTTACCATATGGTTGTAATTACTTTGTGATTATGAAGACCCCAAGGAGTAGAGGAGGCCATTTCTGACCTCCCCTACGGGGTTTTGCGTGTTTACTCGGTGGTTGAGGGTGCTTCGGGTGTTTCCACCACTTTTTGAACAATTAAGTTCTTCAAAGCCTTACCCTTAACGTATTGGTAGTCTTTTGAACTACCACGGATTGCACTGTGTACTCTAGCATCAAATGAAGCGAGTTCATAATCTGCAAAAGTTTCAGCATTGGCGAAAACTCCACCACCGCCTCTCTTACTCTTTACTGCAAATCTTTGAAAGAAATTAGTATTCCAAAGAGTAATTAGAGCAGTTCGTGCTTCGGTTCTGTCTGAATTATAGTCTTCGAGAAGTTTTGAATCCATTGTTGAAGCCTTGCCTGTTTTAAAAGGGCTACTTGCTATATCCATAAAGAGAGTACGAACAGTAGACATGATTCTACTTCTTCGGTCTTCATTTTTCTTACCTTTCTTCATAAGAGTCGTCAAAGAATCTAAATCCTCTGAATAGTTGTCATGACCTTCGTCATTCCAACCCTTATTGGCTTTCTGCCACGTTTTCACTGTTGTTTCAAAATTATTCCACTTATCATCTGTCATAATGGGTGTCTCCTACTATATCTGACGTTTTGGGGGTATATAGGGTATTCAGATTCACAAAGTAGTTCATACCATATGGTAGGATACTTTGTCATCATACCTGATGGAATGGGAGAGAGGTTATTCCTCTTCTCCGCATTCTTCAGGGTCACATACTGAAATATCGTATTCTCTGTAATTATGCCCTTCATCAATAGTACGCCCACAAACATTACACTCTTCAGTATAGAAAACCCAAGAGGGCAAACTATCTTCAGGTAATGCGTTACTCCTATCACGCATAGTTCCACCTCTCAAAGATATACTCTTCTGTTTCTATTCTAATTACTAATTTCATCATTTAATCAACCTCCAATTCAGAAAGGTATTCATCAACCAATTGTGCTATATCATCCGGTATTGTTGCTATACTTTTTCTCTCACCATTCTCTAATTCTGCATCAATACACCAACTCACTACTCTTAACAAGGTAGACACACTCCACAATTTTCATTAGGGCATACATACCATAACATCATTACTGGTTTTCTAGTAATCATATTAAAATCACTTCTTTCATATGTATCGCCTTCGTCTATATCTGTATTACATTCTTCACATTTCATTCTTCTTCCCCCTTGACATAATCAATTCTATAATCAACATCTTTTCCTGTTCTATTACACCAAACTCTAACTATGAAATTATCATGTTCCATCTCAATTACTACTGTCATTTTAATCACGCACCCACGCTATAACTGGTATAGTAAGACATTGAGCAAGTGGTATAATCAACGACTCATCTCTTCTTAATGACGGATTATGTGAATATATCCTTTCATAGATACATCTCAACTGCCATTCTTTCAATACTACTTCCCAAGGTCTTCTATCTTCTCTCGTTGCCATTTCAATCACTCCTCCGTATAGGAATCAAACCACATTCCACGTTTATTCATATCTGAACAAGTCGAACCACTTGTTTCAGGGTTTCGACAATGTGCTTGTGCTTCTTCAAGAGTTAACCCCTTCTTTACTGTTGTATTATTACCATTAAATCTCTGTCTTATTATCTTATATCTTACCATTTATATTCCTCCACTGTTTTTATTTGTATATAGAGTAAACTCTGTCCTAAACCTCTTAGGTTTAAAGTTAGGATTAGTGCCATCTAACAACTCTGAAAGTTTTTGAACTTGAGTATGAGTCATATTCATTTCATGTGCCATTTGTACCATCCATTCATAATGTCTTCTAGTAAAAAGAGTGGAAGACGGTTTAGGATAAGACTTACCTTTAGTTCTTGCACCACATGAACACACGAACTCAATTAAACTATCTATATCTTCTATTTCTGTATTCTTTCCACACTTCCAACATTCAATTATACCTGTCTGCATGTTATATGGTGTAACATGTAGGTATATATAGGGTTTTTACGACAAAGTGCCGAACCATATGGTAAGATGTACTTTGTCACATCAACCCCATATACTCAGAGAGTAGAGGAGAATTAACTCCTCTACTCCTCAAATAAGGTTGCTTAGAAGGGATGAGAACACCCACCTTATTCTTGACCTCCATTAGAAGGTATAGTAGATACAAGACTGTCATGAGAACCATCCCAAGTGCCTGACTTAGACATACTAACAGCAACGCTGTTAATATTCTTCAATACACTTGAAGCCCACGCCTGACCATCAGCAAAGTGCTTAACTTTGCTTCTTTGGTTAGGTAGCATCAATGCTCTAATAGCATCTCCACCATTATCGAAAGCCTCAGCCATAGCGTTAACTGCTTCAGTAACTGAAGCAACAACTGCTTGACCCTCAGCAGGAAGAGAGTAACCTCTCTGTCCATATGGAGCGTTTGAATAATCCCTCGCAATCTCTCTAATAGTAGAGGAAATGCGAACTTGTCTTGATTCATTACTTGTTCCTTTCTCAATCATTTTGCGGATAGTAGCATTGTCTGCTTTATCCACAGTCTTGTCAGCGTCTAGCCATGCTAGAGTCGTTCCTGTAAATTGTGTCCATTCCATTTTATATCACCTGTTAAGATAGATAGGTTTTCTCAAACCCTTCTAAGCAATATTATGTTAGCCAAATCAGTATATGGGGTTTCTGCTACAAAGTGCCACAACCATATGGTTGGTACGTTCCTTTGGGAAGTTAAACCCCAATAAGATGACCCGAAGGCCAAATTATTGGATTTAACTCCATTCATCGTTAACGCTGAGTTCGGTGACTGAATAGGGTAGGTTAGTTAGTATATTTTCAATTTCTACCCTTCGTGGTCTACCACTTCCTCGCATTGCTCCGTTCAATGTTGCTAATTCCTTGGTTAGTAAAAGTATGACTCTATCATTGAGCCTCTTGCATTCTGCTAATGCAACTCTTTCCCTCTGATACAGACCTCTTGATATTTTAGTACCATCATCATTTTTATTCACCTGATATATCACGCTTGACATGGTATATACTACAACTTATGAGTATATGTAGGGTACTATCCACAAAGTATTGTACCATATGGTGGGGCTACTTTGTCAGAATCACCCCATATATCAGATAAGCGTTGTATATACTATGTCAAGATTAATTGAAGGCAAAGTGTACCCTTACGAGTTAGAGGTTGGTCACTCTAAATCAGGTTCACATCAAGTATTAGTCATCAAAAGCCTAAAAGTCAAAGGTGATGACTTAGCCAAGGCATTAGAAGAGTTGCATTCTGCAATTAATGTATTCAATGAAATACTAAACCAAAATAATTAGATTCCCATATGGGGCTGAAAGTGGATAGGATGACATCACAGGATTAAGCAGGGGTAAGCCCTAAATCCCACTCTAAGATTTGTCAGAACGTTTGTTCTTGTATCCTCTCTAATCTCAACGACATATACTAACTATTCTAGAACAGTTATGTATAATTAATCGGTTGAGCGCGATTGAACAACAAACTTCCCACTGCTTGGAGCATGAAAAAATATCTCCTTTCACCGAAGCCCCATATATTACATTCCAAACAAGGAAGGGTGAAATGCCTTCTGTCTTATTTCAATGGTAACATTGAGATATAATAATGGTGAACCCCATGTGGGTTTATTGAAATCATCCAGCGCCGTGAGCGAGGATGAAGGAACATTGGCGTGACTAGAAAAGAGGTCTAGTCCTGAAACCTGAACCACGCTTCTGAGATTGTGAACGAAAGCATGTGACGATATGTTATTACTTTACAGTCAATATGATATGAAAGCAGGTAAGCCGATTCAACCATTTATTTTTATATTCTTGGTAGGTCATCTCTCCTCCTAACACTGTTAGGGGCTTGAGTTTGGAATACTACTTTCTGCATAACGTAAAGGCAGATAATAGAGGGGTAGCCGAGTACACGAATCCGGTGTGTACCAAAGCCGTAACCGAGGGGTTGAGTAAACGTAACTTGCTAGCGTAGACGTTTACAAGAAATCCCGCAAAGTCGCGAGACTACTCTCTATTTATCTGCGTTTTAGATATATGGGGATGTCCTACAAAGTGGCCTTACCATATGGTTGTAATTTTGCAATAGAAATAAACTCGGCGGAGGTGTTCGCAGGGGTGGCAGGGCTATATATACCGAAATGGGGAAATCTAAATTGTCAGCGAGTGTCATTCATTCGCATGTTTATCCTAGTGATATATTTAATCAACACCTCATCCTAGATACACAACCTTTGACACCTACAAATCAATACAATTTATTGGGTATAAACTACCCTTCCCATATAGTATAATATAATATACTAATATTAGTATGGTATAACATATAATTAATATCTATATTGTAACAGTCTCTGAATCTGCATTCATTTATCCTCGTTTATCTAGCCAAATGATAAATGGAAACGCTAGAAAAGTGGATTTCTGAGTCATATAGATATATTTTATATATTCATTTATCATTTATTATTATTATACATATATATTATTACACTTACTCTCTCTCAATATCTACTATTACCTACTACTATTATTATTATAGAGGTATGGTGATAAACATGATAAACGATACATGGATAGGAATATCTGCGATTCCTGAATAATTTCGCAGAATAAGGTTTATCATTGCCTAGATAAAGGGCATGATAAATGACATCACACTCAACAATTTATGGAAGACAAGAAATGCGTTTGGCTCACTTAGCGGTGCGTCATCTGACAAGCGAAGTAGTGACCTTTAGGGGGAATGACGGAGTGACAGAGTATTGGCATAAGTTGAGAATTGTAGGTTACTTACAGTAATTGAACAGATAGATACAGGAGTTCGCCCTTCTGACAAGATGAGGACAAGCCCTACTTCGGTAGGTGAGTTCAACTTTTGGAAGATTGAATACCTAACCCTATGGAGTTGTCTAAGGGTTGCTTTGCGCTATAAAAAAGAGCAGTCGGTATTGCGGTAAATATCATCAATGTGTTACTTCAGCACATTACATCACCTCCGAGTAAGACGGCATAGTACGTCTGTTCACCCTACACATCACACTCAAAGTACAAGGTTTTTACTTCCTAAAACCATATTTGATTGGGGCTGATTACCCCAAACTTAACTGAGGCTCAACCCAACATCATGTGTTGGAAAATCCTATTTATAGGTCTTACTCAGAATAAAACGGTTTATCCTTGTGCGTATAATGATGTTGGGCTTCCCCACTTTGCTCGCAAGATTAGTGGGAATTACATCTAAGAGTTGGGTTTTGATTAAGTAATAAATTATGGTCGCTTGAGCATCGTAGGTAATTTTCCCAACTAATCACATTCAAGAAAGGAGAGAAATAAAATGAACATATTTGTATTAGATAAATGCCCTAGAGAAAGTGCTAGAATGATGTGCAACAAACACGTTGTTAAAATGCCAACTGAAAGTTTACAAATGATTTCAACAATACTAAACTTGCATGGGTTGAAGAGTCCTTACAAACCTGTAATGTTGAATCATCCTTGTACCATTTGGTCGAGAGAGACAAAGCAGAATATGCAATTCTTACTAGACCATGCAGATGAGTTGTGTAAAGAGTACACTCGTAGATATAGTAAAGTACACAAAGTCGAACTCTCAATGAAAGAGTTTGCAGAAGAAATAGAACAATTACTATCATTATTACCTGACGATGGTTTAACACCATTCGCAGTAGCAATCAGTGATAATCAAAAATGCAGAACCGCAGTAGAAAACTTTGATAGTTTATCAACTGTCGAGAAGTACAGAGCATATTACATTCACGACAAGTATTGGTTTGCACAATGGAAGTGGCCGTTAAACCCACCTTCTTGGTATGCCAAACATGTGAATCAGTATGCTAGGTTTTAGGAGGAATAAAAATGACAAGATATAAGAAAACGTTGAATGCAGACATTAAGTTACATCGTAAATCAGAACGTTTGTGTGCGTTCATTCAAGAAGATGGACATAGATGTAATATCCCTTTCGTGGGATATACAGTGAAGCATATATATTGTGATGAACACAAACCCGATAACGCTGCTGATGATAACTCAACCGAACATAGAAATCTAAGAAATAGATATGCAAGAAATACAAACACCGAAGAAATGAGACTTTTCATTGTTGATTTAATGGAAAGGGATTCAGAGGGTTTATTGGGTAATAGTAATGGAAGGTCTACTGTTGGAAAGGAACTCAAGGAATTGAGGAAAGAGGTCAAGGAATTGAAGAAAATAGTCTCAGCAGTCAATAAGGAAAATAATAAATTAAGAAATGAAGGTAACGATACCTCTTCAGTACAGGCAGAGTTGTCTGAATTAAATAAAAAAGTTGAATCATTCAGAAAAACAACTCTAATTAATTCAGGGCGAATCGCTGATATTAAAGTTGATATCAATGCGCTAAAAGAAAAATGGGGTCTTTGACCCAAACATAGTCAAGTCGGTTTCCACAGTAATAAGTGAGATTCTCAAAAAATCGTGGTGTTGCTCTCTCCGCATAATCACTTCCCGATAACAAATGTAATAGAAATAAACTATTTTATGTAAAAGGCACAAACAATGTGCTATTTTGGACAGTTTAAGTAGTCTCAGGATTTATTTTTTGCAAGAATTAGTTTATCTCTATTATGAATGAGTAAAGAGCATAAGAGGAATTAAAATGGTAATAAATAACAACAAATTAAATAATAAAGAGTTTTACTGTGATATCTGTAATGATAAGGAACAGGTTGCAGTACAAACGGAATATGGTGAATATGAAATTGAAGAATGTCTTTGTGTTATGCAGAAGTTCTTTGAACGACATGGTATAGGAGTTGAAGATATTGACCAAGAAGATAATAGGTAGATGTGAGATATGCCATATCAGGAAACCTATTTGGAGTAATCAACCCAAAGATACTTGTTTAGACTGCTATCAGACCCTAACATGTTAGAGAGAGACAAGCAGTATATTAGATTTAAGAATGCACTTCTTTCAGTGAAAGAGATTCAAGCGTTTACTTGGTCTAGTCTGAAAGAAACAGACGAAATGAATAAGTTATTCTACGGTGATAGGATAGGTGAACACGGTAGACCAAAGTACTACAAAGTAGTAGTATTTCTTCGTGGAGGGCAGAACTTTGTATCTGCTTGCACAAAGAAGAACCTTGACCATTTGATTAGAAGATTCAAAAGACAATGGTCTGATGAAGAGGAATAATAATGACAGATGATATGATAGATATAATAGCAATCAACATAGATAAAATGAAGAATCATTACAATGGTATGGTTGAGGCGTATGAAAAGTTGCCTGAACTTAAACCTGTAAGAAAACAAATAATAGAAGATGCTATCTTAGTGATTGGGGTCACTATGGATGGCGTGATAAAAGAAATAATAGATGAAGGAGGAAAATTATAATGAAATTAGTTAAGAGTATGATAGGAGCAACAATTGGATTTTGTGTTGGTGGGCCAGTAGGTGCAGTAGCAGGTATTTGGATTGCCAATGATGGTACAAATGGAGATTCTTTTGATGTGTAAAGAAAGAGGAATAACAGCAATTGTAGAGTTTAAATACTCTCAGAAAGAATAAAAATAAGGAGGAAATGAAAATGATAAAACAAGAAAGTAATGTAGAGTTTAGGATGGTAAATGATGATGAAATGCCACCTATGGTAATAACGATGAATGACAATGATGAAGTTAAGGTAGTACTTAACCAACGTTTTTTAATTTGGCTATCGCTAAATAGAAAGACAATTGGTGGATTACCCGAAGCACTGTATGGTAAAATAGACATGCTTCTAGATGGATTCTTGAGAGAACAGAGAAACAATGAGAGGATGGATTTAGAATGAGTGAAGATTTAACAGAGAGTATTAAGGAACTAACTGAAAAAATTAGAACCGCAGTAGAGTTTCCCTCACAAATGGTAACAGAATGTATGGAACATATTATGAAAATTGATGCTAAGATTCAGCAGTTGGCTAAAGAATCAAGGCATTTAACTTTAGTAACATTATCTAGGATACAAATACTAATGACTGAGATGAGCGATACTGTTCAAACAATTGGAGAAGATTCAGATGAATAATATAGATAATGAAAGGAACTTAAAGAAAGGTAATAATTATCCTGCCTTAACTTCAAGATTGTTAGCATTGTCTGAGTCGGATGACTATGAGATAGCAAAGAAAGAATGGCGTATTACAGGTAATGTTTGGAAGAAGTCACCTATTGGAAGATATAGAGAGATTATTCTAAATCATCCTAGTGGACACCCACATAATTGTTTATGTGGTAAAGATATTGTATATCACTTTGAGATAGAGAATACTGTAAACGATGTTAAGGAGATAGTTGGTTCAACATGTATTAACAATTGGATGGTTCTAAGACATATGTCTGAAACGCTTAACATTCCTATTAGTGCTATCACTGAAGAAAAGATAGAAGAGTGGAAGAACGTTGCTGTTCAGACTTTGATTAGAGAAGCATGGTGGGATGATGAAGGAGAAGAGTTTACTAAACTGTTTGATGAAATCAAAGACTTAGATTTGAGACTTAACGTTAAGAAGACAGATAAGAAATACTATGACACTGAACTCAAAGAATACCGACCTGTGACTTACATTAGAAAAACAGGCTCAGGTAAGTTCGGTAGAGAAGATTATCAAATGGCTTCTATTGTTTGGAGATGGAATCATCCTGATAACAAGAGAGCGCAGAGTAAGACTAGAGGTTATCCTAACGATAAGTTGTTAGGTGATATGGATTTATTTTCAATATACATTGATGACTATCTAGAACAACTAGGTGTTGAGGACAAGTATGTAGAAGACAGGAAAGTATTCCTAGAAAACTTGGACTTGGATATTAAGGATAAGATGAGTAAACTCAGAGAACATGATGTTACAGAACGTAGGTTTATGGAAGCATGTCTCTACTTTGGTTTCCCTGTATTCAATGCGTTTGAAGATGGTATTAATTCTTGGGAACGTGGTTTTTTGAGAGATATGAAGCGATTATTCACTAGAGGAGGCGAACCAACAGTAAACCAAGCCGAAAGGTTAAAGGAGATTTTACTAACACGCAAGACTACCAAGGCAACAGAGCCACAACTTAACTTTCTAAAAGGATTAGGATATGAAGGGGATATGACATTACTTACTAAACAGCAAGCATCTGAGGAGATAGAAATATTAAAGAAAACCGATGCTTGGCCGATAGTAAGAAAAGGTACATGGAGGGAAGTTCATGAGTAAGAAGAATAAAGAAACAGTAGAAGAAACCGTTGAAGAACTAACAGAAGAAGTAGTGGTGGAGCAAACACCCGTAAACACATTGCAAGAAGATTTCAATCGTCTTCTAGAGTATGCTAAAAGTTTAGAAGGAACTATTCAAGCATTCAGACAGAAGGTTGAAGTTTACGAGTCAATGCAAATACAACTCCTAGGTGATAAGAAAGAATTGAAATCTTACATATCATCTTTAGAGAACACGCTTAATCAAGCGAGACAATCAACAGAGTCTTGAACATAGTTGAATTAAAAAAAAAGAAGGTAATAAAAATGAAATTGAGAATAATGAATGAAACAGGCCACACTGAACTAGAAGTATCTAGTGCAGAGATGATTGAGCAGATAGCAGAACACCCAACTCATTGGGTTTATGTTAACGGTGATATGGTAAGCAGACAGAACATAACCAACATAGATTGGTCAACTGTTGATAATGTAAACCTAGTCCCTGCTATTGTCGGCGGCTATTAATTCGATAAATAAAAGAAGTCGGATTTTCAAGAAACCCCTTGTGGTATATACACTTGGGAGATAACTACTATATGCTGCATTACGCACGTTTGTAGTCCTAACATCGGGGCAGATGTCAAGTAGGTGAGAAGCCTACTAAAAACACTTATTAAAGGAGAGAAGGAAAATGAAATTAGGAAATGAAGTATTAGCAGAAGCCGTAGAGAATATGAAGTATGCTAAATGGATAGAAACAGAACAACGAAAGGAAACATGGGATGAGATTTGTGATAGAAATAGAAACATGCATCTTAAACATCTAAAACAAACATTGGATTTAGATGAGGATACTTATACTACAATAGCAACTAGGTTATATGATGTATATGACAACTTTGTTAAAACTCGAAAGATACTTCCATCAATGCGTTCAATGCAGTTTGGCGGAAAGCCAATAGAAGTATCTCCAAATAGAATATACAACTGTGCATTCTTACCAATAGATAGTACACTATCTTTTAGTGAAGCAATGTTCTTACTATTGGGTGGAACAGGTGTTGGTTTCTCAGTACAGAAACATCACATTGACAAACTACCTGTTGTTAGAAAGCCTAGTACTGATAGAACTTATAGATACAAGGTAGCCGACACCATTGAAGGTTGGGCTGAAGCCATTAGAGTTCTTTTTGATAGTTATACTGGTAAGAGAACAACAATGCCTAGATTTGACTATTCAGACATTAGACCTAAAGGTGCTAGACTCAAAACAACAGGTGGAAATGCACCCGGCCCTGAACCACTAAAGAAGTGTATTGTTATTATACAAGGTATGTTCAATGAGATGGAAGAAGGACATAAGATTAAGCCAATTGAAGCACATGACATGATGTGTTATATTGCTGATACTGTATTATCAGGAGGTATTCGCCGTTCTGCTTTAATCAGTTTATTCAGTGCTGATGATAGAGAGATGATTAATGCTAAAGCAGGTAACTTCGCAGAAGAAGGTAACGCTCAAAGATATAGAGCAAACAATTCGGCAGTTGTATTGAGACATAGAGTTACAGAAGATTTCTTCAAAGAACTAATGTCTAATGTTGCTAACAGTCATTCAGGAGAACCCGGCGTTTATCTAACTAATGACAAAGATTGGGGTACAAATCCTTGTGTAGAAATTGGATTACGACCCTATCAATTCTGCAACTTGTGTGAAGTCAATGTATCTAATGTTGAAAACGAGGAAGACTTACTACAACGAGTAGAGGCGGCAACAGTCTTAGGAACAGTGCAAGCGACATATACTGACTTCCATTATCTTAGAGAAGTTTGGAGAAGAAACACTGAGAAAGATGCTCTTATTGGTATTAGTATGACAGGTATTGCTAGTAACAAACTCATGGATTCTTGGTATAGTAACGCGGCATTGTTAGTTAAGGCAACTAATGCTACTTACGCTAAGATGCTTGGTATTAATGAAGCCGCTAGAACTACTTGCGTTAAACCCGCAGGAACAACTAGTTGTGTTTTAGGTACTTCTAGTGGTATTCATGCTTGGTATGGTAAGTACTATATTAGGTCAGTTCGTGTAGGTAAGAGTGAAGCAATTTATCCTTATTTGTTAGAGAAACTGCCTGATTTGGTTGAAGATGAAATAGGTAAAGAAGATGAGAGTGCAGTACTATCTATACCACAAACTATTCCATACGACTATGTGACAACAAGAGCAGATGAAACTGCTTTGGATATGTTAGAGAGAGTAAAGTTTGTTTCTGAGAATTGGGTTAAAACAGGTCATCGTAGAGGAAACAATGGTCACAATGTTTCAGCAACTGTTTATGTTAAACCAACAGAATGGAAAGAAGTAACTCAATGGTTATGGGATAATAGACATTCATACAACGGTATGTCTTTCTTACCTTATCATGGAGGAGAATACAAACAAGCCCCATTCGAAGAAATAGATGAAGAAAGATATAACAAAATGGTCAAAAAACTACACCCAATAGATTTGACCGAAGTAATAGAATTGGAGGACACCACCAACCTTCAGGGCGAAATAGCCTGTGCAGGTGGAGCATGTGAAGTATAGATGTTAATTAAAGAGAAAGATTTCCTTAACTTCGAGTATGTTATTAGGACTAGTGTAACTATCCCTCAAAGGGTTTGGTTAGACAAGAGTTTCAAACTATACAAGAGTGGTAATCTTAGATACAGTAAGTTGTATCATTCTATGGAACGTGCTGTTGTAGGAGGGCATAGTTCTTTCAAATCAATGGAAGAACTTGCCTCTCATATAGAAAGAGACGCATGGTATTTACACAATTATGGTGATGCCAAATATTGGGAAAAAGAAAATAAAAAGGTGAATAAAAATGGTAAAAATAAAAATAATAATTCCCTCAGTGGGAGATGACTCAAGAAATTACACAACTAGTAGTTTTTTATTGAGGTCATCTAAGAAACAGTTATTTCGTAGTATTTGGATGCGAGATAGATTCAGCAAGTATGTAACTAATAGAAATGTTATAAACCAATTTGGGGAATTACAATGGCAAGTAACTAGGCCAAGTCTATCAAATGTTAGAGGTGAACAAGACCCCATACTAACAAATACTTCTGCACTAATAACTAATGCATTATTAACTAAAGTACAGAATGAAAACTTCTTGAACACTATAACTTTCAAATACCATAATGGTGAAAGTATTATTGTTTATGGTCGAAAGGGTAGTGGACATTATATTGATGGTGTTAGAGTAAGTAAGAAAGACCTTGCAGTTGTTCTATCTAAGATAATAATTCGTGGTGCGTTTGTAAGAGATGTACTTGTAATGGATGATTATATTGAGAAGGTTGTTCACTATCCACCTAATGTTCTTCATGCTATTGAGAATAGAAGTAATTACAATTTTTACCATGTAGGAGAAAAACATGAGGTGTTGATTAATACTAAAGTAATCAGTGAAACCGAATGTGCTTTAGAGATTTCAGAAGGTGTTTGGGGTGCTATTACTCTCAAAGATTTGAATGTGTTCATTAATACATTTAGGTTTGGTCAATCTAAGTCCAAGACTTGGTATAGAGCAGACCCTTCAAAACTATGGCAATTGTTGATGGGTAATATGCCTAGTCCAACAGAACAGAAGTTATGTATAGCGTGGTTAATGCAGAACAGAAAGCATAATATGGTTGAAGACAGAGCAACAAAACTACTACATGATATGGATGCTGAATATCCGAATATTAGATTGGTTCAATTCATGAACCCAATGAACAAGGCTCTATTCGTTAGAGGTAAAGTTGCTGATTGGGTTGTTGTTGATGAGAAGAAAGGTATGAAACTTGGTCATCAGAATGTTAACACATACATGATTAATGGTAAAGATGCAGGTGGAAAAACTTGGAAAGGTCATTCCCTTACTGGGCCAATTTGTATAGATAATATACATAGGAACTCAAGCATTGGCGACCAACTAACTGCTAGAGCATTAGCACTAATGAATGATGAAACTTCTGCTAAGAGTATCTATACTATTGTTGATTATGTTAAACAAGCATCTGAAAGAAACCTAGTAAACCCTGATAATTACCGTATGGATATGTCTAAACTAAACTCTTGGTCTAAACAGAAAGAACAAGACTATGCGGCAAAGAAAGCATTGGAGGCTAAAGCGTGAAGTGTATGGAGTGTGGCTCAACCGAATCATCGTTTGATGATAGGTTGGGCTACCACATATGTTCTGATTGTGGTCTTGTGCTTAATGTTGAAATGTTTGAAGAGACTTCCGATGTAGGAGAATCAGATTCTAAATATGGTGTGGGTAGTATAATACAATTAGGCGAAAGTACTACAACATCTAGAAAATATAATCTAAGGCTCAACCATCTTAAGACTGAAACAAAGAGTAAGTTTTGGTCAGAAGGAGATATAGCAACTCATAATACTTGTATGATGTATTTATCTCCTTACAAACCATACCAACTCTCTCTCAGAAGAGAAGTAGAATATTATTACCAAGAGTTACAACGGAATAGAGTATTGGTTGGTTTACCAACGGAAGTAAGGGCGGCAGGTTTAGCATACTTTATTCTAAAGGATGAAAGTATTTTTGTCTCTCTCAAGTCTTTACAGAAAACATCGGGAGTTCATAGAAGTAAGATAATGAAGGCTTCTAAGAAAATAGCCAAGTTTTATCGTAAGTCTCATATTTTTGGTGTTAGAGATGTACACGATGTAGTGACAGTGTGTTTAGATAAATCAGGAGCAGATATTAAGGATAGAAATCTTATTTTTGCTTTTGTTGACTATGTATCTAACTATTATGAATCAGTTAATGTTAGAGTTGGTAATGGTGAAATCGCGGGAGCAGTATATATTGCATGTAAGATGCTAGGCCATTCCGTATTACAGAGAGAATTAGCATCAACAGTTAATATCAGTGAAGTAACACTGAGAATACACATAAGAAAGATATGTGAATTAATACAGATAGAAAGAACTATCTTGAATAAATATAATGTAAATAAAATAATTGGAGGAATAAGAGAATGAGAAAAGTAATGATAATAGGAACAGGTGGAATTGGAAGTTATTTGGTTGACTTCCTATCGAGAATTGGTATATACGACATAACAGTATTTGATGATGATAAGTTAGAAGAGAAGAATCTAACATATCAAAACTTTATGGCTGATATGGTAGGACAAACTAAAGTTAATGCTCTAAACAATAGATTGAAGGTAAACGGGTTAAACCCTGTGAAGCCTCAACCTTATCAAGTATTAGTAGAGAAACAATTGAAAGGATATGACCTAGTAGTTTGTTGTGCTGATAATCTAGCAGTAAGGCGATTACTATATCGTCAAGGTTATGGTGATGCTGCTAAGATTAAGTGGTTAGACCTTAGAGCGCAAGGCCGTAACGCGGCATTAATCTCTTACAAGGTTAACGCTAATCTTGTTGATGATTTGTTATCAGGTGCAGAAGGTTCATTCAGTTGTCAAGGTGGAGATTGGGATGGTAGTCCTGAACAAGTAAACTGTATGCAGGTTGCAATTGCAGGTATTGCAGTACAGTGGATTCAACGATGGTGGCAAGACAATGAGAACGTTGCCGATAAAATGGTGGTAAACGTATGAGAGCGAGTTCAAAGATACACGTTGAGTATGAAGTGCTTAAACATCTAATGGATAAGATTGACTTATCTGAATTAGAAGAGAAGATGTGTCCTTCGGGAGATAAAACAGCCGAGAAAAGATTCTTGGATGGGGCTGACTCTGTTTCCTCTCTCATCAATAATATGATGAGTAGAAGATTACATAGATTACCAAAGACCCATCCTGCATACAAGGAGAAGGGAGAATGAAGTATATCTGCTTTTCAATATTAGAAAAGACTCTTTGTGGTAAAGAGGATGAACCTGTTCCCGAACATTTGGCAGATAGCAGAAGGTTCTGCAATGACTGTGTTCAAGTGATGTGGAAGGAACAATACAGGCGAAGAATAAAAAGTGGTGTAAGTACCTTTAGTAAAACTACAACAATAGTAGAATCTAAAACAGAAACCAAGGTCGAGGGTAAACAAATACTCAGACCAATAAAAGCATTAAGACATTATATGAAGGTGAAAATATGAGTGATGAAGAGAATATAGAAGACATAGACGAACAGATGATTGATGAAGTTATGAATGTAATTTCAACAGATGGATATTACCAACAAGCAGAGATAGTAAAGGTTACTTGTCCTGTTTGTGGTGAGGAGTTCTTAGGAACTAAAAGACATGCAGGTGGATTCATTGCAGGACATCGAGCCTATCATGAGTTTGTTAACAGTCAAGATATGATTATAGATAATATGGGAGGAATATAAATGACAGAATTAGAAACAATAAAGTGTGTAATTTGTGGTAGGGATATAGAACACAAAGTACACGATGGAAGAGTGTATTGGACACAAGGAAATAATGCACAACCTGTTGCAGATGGAAGATGTTGCGATAGATGTGATATGGGAGTAGTTCTCCTTACTAGGCTGAAAAATGCAATGGGGGAAGAATAAATGGGAAAGATGGGAAGAAAGTTTCAAGAAATGCGCGATGATTATGAACAAGCATTACTTGATGGAAGAATAGATGAAAGTCTAACTTTTTCTAATTGGATTCAATTAGAGAAAGCAACAGCAAAAATAAAGAAAAACGAGGAGGAATAAAAATGGAAGAAGAAGTAACAGAAAATGAAAAGGCAATGAAGGAGTTTGATTGGAAACAGCACATACGAGATGTGCATAATGATATGGCGGATGATATAGAATATCTCTTCCCTAACAATTCCACTGAAGCCTTCATGACAGCAATATGGAAGATGTCAATAGATACATTAGAAGGTATGGAAGTACAAGTAATTGTTGATGATAAAGATGATTTATACATCAGCAGTGGCGACCCATCCTTTGTATCATTTGAAGGACATGAAGATGAACTAGTAAACGGCGCACCGATGAGAATACCGATTAAATGTTGGATTCACACTCATCCTTTTGGTCAGGCTTATTTCAGTTCAACTGATTGGTCAACAATTAACACTTGGAAACCTATACTAAAGTCTGCTATTGTTCTTGGTGATAACCAATACTTAGCATTCAATCCTGAAACTATTGTAGCAAAGAAGGTTTTCTATGGGCTACTAGAACAAAAGAGTTCATACAGTGGGGAAGAGGAATGAGATTAATTAGTTTAGTAACTAATTCAGGTGTCACTACTCTAAAGGTAGATGATATTAGTGGGTATTGTATCAATGAAGAAGCACAAGGTATGTTGAAGAAAAACACATATACTACTGACATTCATATGATTAGTGGTACTATATTTACTAGTCATATGAGTGAAGCACAACTTCATGCGTTTGAAGATGTGATGCACGAAAGAAGGAAGGCGAAAGAAGATGAGTGAAGTAGAAGAGATAGTAATAGGTAAGTTGAGGCAACGAGCCGAAATAGGTAAGAGAAAGTATAATACTACTATGGAAAGGAAAGACCTAACTCGTAAAGCATGGTTAATCCATGCACAGGAGGAGGCTCTTGACCTAGCAGTATATCTACAAAAATGTATAATGATGGAGGAAGAATAAATGAATAAAAGTAAAAAATTGATAGAAGATGCGAATGATGTAGCGAAAGGTGTTAAAACACTAGTAAAACATAACACGGAACTGTTAGACCTTGTTTGTTTTATGCGGAAAATGTTGGATGACTGTATGATTACCAAGAATGGTATGACTGAACAGATTGATTTCTCTAACAAGAAATTAGATAGGGCATTTACTATTATGATGGAAGTACAACACGAAAAAGACATACTTAAGGAATTAAAACGCCAAGAAAAGACTGATAACCTACATGTTGAAGGGATAATTGCATTTGATGGTGGCTCAGAGCCTACCATTGATGCTTTTTATGACGAGGAAGAAATATGAGTGATGAAAGATTAACTATGGAAAATAGCAGACAAACAACTCTCAAGGAGTATGGATTTGTATTCTTAATACTAACAACTTTGTTAGCAGGATGTACAATCCCAACACCTGATGAAGTGTTTGAAGAAGAAACACAAACACCTAAAGAATGGACAACCATTAATGGTACGTTCACATTTTTAATTAACGACAGTAATAACTCAACACAGCAAACTGTTTGGTTGGATGTTAATACTACTTATGGTTTGATTGAGTTAGATTATTTTAATTATAATGTAACTCATCTTAGTTTTGATATTGTGAATAACTCTGTTATATTTAACAACTATTCATTTAATATCGAGGGTCATCTTCTGCAAGATGGTTTACTATGGAATACAGGATATGCACCACAATTTGGAAATGCAACACTTATGTTTGCTACTTTCCCATTTGATGTAACTGTTGAATATGAAGTAAAGTATCGTGTATGGAATGGTAGAGAATGAAGAAGAAAGCAATAACCGTTCAGTTCCCTGCTCCGCTTCCTGCGGAGATAGAGTGTCCTATTTGTTTAGGTAACAAGTGTATTGTTTGTGAAATGAGTGGTAAAATAAAACTAGTAGTTGATGCTAAAGTCCCAATACAAAAGGCATTGATAGTGAAGTATGTTGCTAACAATATTAACTCAATAAGTTCAGAACTATCTAAGAACTATGGTTTAGTTCCTGAGATAGAAACTATGGAAGTTTTTGAACATCCTGAGAATAGAACATATGAGATAATTAAGATTAGTAGTTTAGGGGGCGTGGTGTATATCGCCACAAGAGTAGATGACGTTGAAGGAATTAGAACGTTCACCTCTCTAAAAGATTTGAATAGATTTAAGGAAGGTTGGTATGAATGAGTGATGATAAACCGAATAATGGTTTAGATATACATCTCACTCAATGTTGTGGTGCAACAGTATGGATTTACACCGATTATAGTCAAGGTGGAGAGTTGATGATACCTATTTGTTTTTCCTGTAAACAGAAAGTAACCTTAGAAGGAGAGATAGTAGAATGACTGGTTTTGGTTTATTTAAGGTTACTATTGTTCAGGAAGAGAAACAAGTCTGTCCTAAAAAATCTGCTTCTGCAAAAAAGAGTTGGATAACTAGAGAAGAAAGAGAAGAAAGAGAAAAAAGAAGGGAACAGGAAGAATCAGATAGTGAAGATTGGGAAAATCTTCCTAAATTATTTTTTCACAACAAAGGAGGAGAAGAAGAATGAGTAAAGAGTTAGAAACAGTATTAAGAATACCAAGAAATGCGACAATGGAAATGATAGTAAAGAAAGGACAATACTACAAAATAGATGTAGTAGATGTTAGGTGGTACACTAATGGTAAACCGTCTAGAAAAGGAATCCGAATGAACATGGATGAACTAGATGTTTTACTGAAAGGTTTGACTAAGATTAATGATAATTATAAGGTGAACTCCGATGAGTCTAATTAGATTTGCAAGAATGTGCGAAGCAATAGAACAACAAAATAGAACAACAGACAAGATTAGAATACTAGATGAGTCACTTAGTTCATTTAGTAACCCTAATGTTGTATTAGATATTCTATCACTAAATCTTGAGACTAATAACATTGGTAACAAGAGAGCAGTTACATGGATTGCTAACTCATTACAGATGTTTGAAGATGAGGTTAAATCACAAGCAGGTATGTGGAGTGATTTAGGTGAAGGGATATACAAGTTTCTAGATGGTGAGTGGAACAATGATTCTAACTATACAATTAGAAATATGTATTCGCTTTTGACATTAGATTGTTCTTCTATCAATAGTAATTCATACACTATGATTAATGAAGCATTAAATAAAATGTCAGCATTAGAAGTTAAGTGGTTTATTCGCTATTGGCTTAGACATCCTAGAAACGGTGTCGGGGAGAAGGCTCTTTCTTCTCTATTGAAGCGTAGGTTCAACACTCAATTTCGTGAAGAATATCTCAAACTACATTCACCTGCTGAAGTGTTTAGGTATCTATCTAGTGGTAATACACCACCAACACATTCAGGAGTTGGTAAGTATATTCAGTGTTCACTAGCGAAGAAGTTTAAGACCCCGTATGTAACACCTGATAATTATCTAATTGATTACAAGTATGATGGTAATAGGTATCAGATTCATCGAGACAAGGATAACGTAATTATATTCAACAGGAAAGGTAAGGTAGTCACTAGACAATATCCTGACATAGTTGAGTTGGCTAAAACGTTTAATGCTAATACCTTTATTTTAGATACGGAGATTTATCCCGTAGAAAGAGTAGGTAGTACAGCACCTGCTGACCATAAGAAACTAGCAACAAGAGTTCATTCTAAAGACATTGAAACTGCGGTGGAAACATGTCCTGTACACTTAGTTATCTTTGACATATTGTATTACATGGGTCATAGTTTGATAGAACAAAAATACAAAGAACGTTTAATTCATATGCCTGACTTTCCTTCTATTAATAGAGCAATATCCTTTACAGATAAAGACATTGAAAGAGCCTATAACATGGCTATCAACGAAGGCTTTGAAGGTATTATGATAAAAGATTTAGACGCTACTTATCAGGCAGGAAGAAGAACTAGTGCTATGGTAAAACATAAACCACCTAGAATTGATTTAGATGTCGTAATAACTTCTGCTAAGTATGGTGATGGTAAAAGAAGTAATGTCTTTGGTACATTTGGTATTTCAGTTAAAGACGACTCTTCTCCTATTGGTTTTACTTCCGTAGGTTCAGTAGGAACAGGATTGTCTGATGGTGATTTGATGTTTCTAACAACTGAATTAAAGAAAATTATTGATAAGTTTAATGCTGATGTTTTCCATGTATTACCTAGAATTGTGTTAGAAGTGACCTGTGATTTAATATCAAGGGATGCAGAAGGTAATTATGGACTGCGTTTTCCTAGAGTTTTAAGGATTAGAAACGATAAGTTCGCTAAGGAATGTAACTCTATTTTAGACTTGCAGATGATGGCTTAGGGTAAATGGTTATGTACCTATTCGCATAGGGCTAATCGTGTGGAATACAGCGTCAGTTGTTGGATTAAACAAAGATGTTATTTCAGGTGTATGTGCAATACTAGCAAAGCCTGTGGTTGTTATCAATAGAGATAGTAATCATGATTTGGGGTATAAAGTCAAACTCTCAATTGTAATGAGAGGAGATATGCACTTACTAACTAAAGTACAACGGGTCTTCATGCAGAATGGTATCTACTGTAATATCAAAGAAGTAGAGTCTAAAGTAAGACCTAGACCAATATTGAGGATAGGAAGATTGGAGCATATTAGAAACTTTCAATCAACCTATCTTCAAAATGCTTTAGATGAAGACAATGCTCTTTACATTGGGGATGAAGGTAGTAGAGATGTATGGCTAAAGTTTCTATTGATACTTGCTAATGTTGAAGGGAAGAAACATCTTACATCCGAAGGTCTTGATGAGATATTGAAACTCAAAGGGGTACTCTGATGTTATGTTCTAGATGTAATCATAGAGAGTCTGAACATAATAAAGATGTATGTTCTGTTTGTTCTATTAGTTTAGTAGGTCAAAAAATAGAATCCTTTGGTTTTGGTGAAACAAATGAAGATATGTCTGATTTTGAGATAGTGAGACATCACACTGTTAGGATGTTAATGGATGGATGTAGAGAATGCGGAAACAAAGACTTCGGTTTTGAGGTTGGAGTTAAAGAAGAAAATAAATTAAAATGGTATGTAGCACACATACACTGTGGAAATTGCCACACACAATATAAAGAAATAATGGAAGTGAGAATAAATGAGTCTGATAAAGACAGCAAATGAACATATGAATAACAAACCAATGATAATAGTAGGTAACACTAAACTAGACAAGATGGACAAAGCGTTGTCCTTTGTGTCCAACAACCCTATTGTAATGTATGCTAATGAATATACTATTGAAGATAATTATAGTATTCCTAGTGATAGAGGTATTATTATTGATGAAGTACACTATAAACCTAATACTGCTTTAATCAAAAAGACAATGTTAGAGTATAAAGGACAGGTTATATTAGTTTCTGATAATCAGAAATCAGTGCCTAAAGAATTGTTTTCATTATGTAAATTAAAGAGAGCAGGAAAGAAAATAGAACATGAAGTAAAATCACCTAGAGCAGATGATGCGAAAGAATATGATATTGATATGTATCCTATGATAAGAGAATATTTGAAAAATCCTAACCGAGATGAAATAGCATCAATGTTGAAGTTATCTAAACCTAGTGATATTCATTTCTTATCATGGTTAGTTCCTAACCTACATCCTAACAAGTTGTCATTTGTAGATTTCTCAGTTAAGAGACGTTGGCCTAGTTCATATTTTTATGAAATGCTTGCATACACACATGATGGTAGATTAAACCGAAAGATGCAAATGCCTAAACGCGGCAGTTATTCTAAACTACCCAACTTAGCATCAAGGTTAGGATTAAAACGTCATGAGTGTTATCTACTCACTGATTTACTTAAGGATGATAAGTTTGCAGAATATGCTAAAACTAAACTAAACAATGGTGAATGTAGACTATTGGGTTTAGGAGAAAAGAAAAGAAGAAAGAAAACAGATAGAATAGTACCACAACAAGGGTTGGGAGAGTGGTTTTGAATGGATAAGATATGCTTATCCTGTTTACACGTTTTACCTCACGTTAGAACAAAAAGAGGTAACTTAGTCTGCAAAAGATGTGGACACCCCACTAAGGAGGAAATAAAAAATGTATAATAATAAGAAAAATAGAAATGCTAAAAACAAGAAAAGTAAGCAACTTTACACTAATAGAATGTGGCTTGAAGAACAATATGTGTTAAAGGATAAGTCTGCTAAAGAAATAAGTGATATGTTTAATGTTCCAGTTGGAACTATAATCAAATATATTGAAATGTTTAATTTAGAACTTGAACATAATAAAGAAGAACAACAAGTTAAGGAATACTTCGAAACTGTAAGTAAACCTGAGAAAGTTAAGAAAGGGATTTGGGGGTCAAAACCTAAGAAAAAACCTAAAACGCAGAAATATAAATCTAAGACTGTTCTTAAGAGGTTGTTCTACGATAAAGATATGCCTATCAATCAGATGGCAAGAGAGTTTGGTGTATCTGAAGCAGTAGTCAGATACTGGTTAAGAAAATATGGTTTAACAAAATCGGGTAAAGCCGCATATAGAACACGAAAAGAGGATAGGGTGTTATTAGCACAACAGCAAACAATCACCCCTAAAACTATTCAAGTAAACCCTTATTCTAAACCTACACCTAGTAATATTACAAAGAATAGAAAAGCGTATAGTACTATTAGAAACTATGAAACAGGGTTGTATGATGTTGTTGGTGTTATAGAACATGAGCATGGTTATAATCATCTTGAACATGGTATATTCTTAGAGTTAACAAAAGAAGATGCTTCTGAATTAGCAGTTAATCTGAATAGAGCAATGGGTCTTAGAGACTCTGAAGCAAATACAATTATTCTATCTTCATTAGGTTGGGATAAAAAGGTGAGACAATGAGCGAATTATGGACAGAGAAATATAGACCAACTAGATTGAGTGAGATAGTAGGACAACTAAGTTTTGTTTTAGATGCAGAACATTGGGTTACATCAGGTAATATGCCTAATGTATTGTTCTACGGAGTGGCAGGTACAGGTAAAACTGCGGCTTCTATTGCATTAGTTAATGAGTTACTAGGAGATAATAAACAAGGTAACTTCTTTGAGATTAATGCGTCTGATGATAGGAAACTAGAAACTGTCAGAACCAAGATTAAAGAAATCGCATCTACCAAAGTTATCGGTGATGCTCCTTTCAAGATTATACTTCTTGATGAGATGGATGGTATGACTAAAGATGCTCAAAATGCATTGAAGAGAGTTATGGAAAGGTATGCCGATAATTGTAGGTTCATCATTACATGTAATGAGAGACACAAGATTATTCACCCTTTACAATCTAGATGCGCCAACTATCAATTTAAGAGAGTCAACCCTACAAGTATGTTAGATATTTTCACAAAAATATTGGATGAAGAAGATGTAAATCAGTATTCTAACGAAGAGTTGCAAAGGTTTATTACCTATTTGCAGGGTGATTTGAGACGAGGGATTAACGAATTACAGGCATCCTCATCGAGTAATCGAAGCCTACAAAACCAAATAGACAGAAGTTTAGAACCGTACTCTGAAATAATGAAAATGATAAATGAAAATGACTATAATAATGCTTTAGAGAAGGTGCATAAATTGATTTACGATTCTACTGATATGAAGACTATATGCATTAATTTGCACGATATTATATTAAAGATGGATTCTTCGCACCAATCCAAGTTCAAGATGCTCCGTGTAGTAGGAGAGGCTGAGTGGAGAAGTAGTAATATGACTCCAAAAGTACTAGCATCTTGGATGATAGGACAGATGGTTTAATGGAAGGAGTGGCAATTTTACTTGGGTTTATTGTATTAAGATTTTTAATGAGAATGGATAAACGAGGTAGGAGGAGATGGTAATGAGTAAATTAGATATTAATGAAGACGGCGTAGTGGATTTTAAAGATGTAGAACATCTTCTACTGCGTTATGAGATTATAGCGTTAGGCGGTGCGTTGCTGATAGTACTGCCTGTATTAAACACGCTAAATTATATCAGCGTAGATTCCAATTTCTTTTGGATATTATGTGGCTTAGTCATGTTGACAGAAGGATTAGTGGAAATAAAACACGAAAGAAAAAAAATGAAACCCCAAAAGGAGGAAAAAATAAATGAATGAAAATGAAATAAAGGAAATGATAGCGAAAACAGCGTCTGCAATCGGTTTAACCGAAGCAGAAGCACTAGCGAGGTTTGATGACATATGTCAGAAGAACAGCGTTAGTGTCCAAGATGAAGGCATGTTATGTCTAAATCTTTGGAAAGAGTTCTACAATAGTGCGTTAAGAGCGCAAAAGAACAGTATGAACACCAATGCAACAACAAGCAGTGGCGGCTTTTACAAACAAGCGTTTGGTTTCTTTGCATCACTAGATGAAGCAAGAGATATGTTAGCAAGAAAGAATGAAGCAGTTATTACTGATTATAGAAGAGATAAAGATACGTCTTTCTCTACTGGTCAAGTAGCAGTGTTCACTGAAGTTGATGGTAAGTACGAAGGTAGAATGATGAGAGATGGTGAAGAGTTAGTTAAGTCTATGGATAAACTACCTGCTAACCATACTGATATGGATGACGGTACATACGTCACTCCTCTTGACACAAACGATGCTGATTGGAATAAAGCAAGATATGGTAAACCACTTGCTGTTTCAGAATGGAGACGCTCAGGTGTTTTCATTGGAGAAGTTGATGGTAAGTTTGGTAAGTTCTTCTTTAACTACAAAGGAGAGTCTACAAAAGACTTCACCCCCAAGACCTTTGAGTTTGTACACTTTGATTGTATCTTGAACTCAAATGATGGTACTAAGATACATGGTGGAAAAGCAAGAACCCTAGAGTCTCTTGTTGTAAACAGTTCTCTTGCTGATGATGACCCTCGTAAAGAAGATACATCTGACATAAACATGCAAGACGCTTTAATGGAATACAGCGAAGCGAACTTCTGTCCTATTGTTGATTTAGGACAAGCACACAGTATGGTTATGGATAAAGACTACAATGATAGGTTTGTATTTACTGATGGTGATGTTACTACTGTTAACATGAATCAGACAAAGAATGGTAATAGATACTTTGTTCTAGCAGACTTCAACTCGGAGTTTTCTCTAGATGATGATAACCTAACATGTTGGACACCACCACATATAGAAATAGACTTTGGTATTGGGTCAAAGGTTGTTGTTGTTGGTAGAACTTCACAAGGCACTGATGAAGAAGGTAATTTAAGACCCATTTCATTAAATGTTAACGGAATACTAGTGACAAAGGCTAGAGGTGGCAGTCCTGACGAAATCACCCATATAGAGGATGACTCTGATGGGTTCGATGACGATTGGATGCCAGTATAATTATTGTAACCGTGTAACCATACACATATTGTTGGTCTTAGGGGTGCAACGCCCCTAACTCTTAAGGAGGAAATTAAATGAATAAAGGATACTATAATGAATATACAATAACTTCGTATGCTGATGATGATGATATAATTCATGGTCAGTCATATGCAATAAGGGTTAGTAACATTGATTTTGTTACTTGGAAACCCAATAACGAACTTAAAAACGAGATTTGGATGAAATTACATACTAAATCCGGTAAAGAAATAAGAGTAAAGGTAGATAAAGATGGACTAAATGAAATACTAGCAACAGTTGGTAATGATTTAGTGCAATTTGAAAATAGGAATAGGAATGAATATGAGTTGGAACACAGGAAAAAGTACAGGAACTAAGACGTTTGAAGAACGAAAGAAAGAAAGGCTTGAGCAAATCAAGTATAAGGCAGAAGTAGCACAGTCATACATGTGTCTAGGTATTTGGGGAGAACCCAAATCCGCTAAGTCAGCAATATCGTTAGATATTTTAACTGATGAAGATATTAAGAATGATATGAAAGTATATGTTTTTGATTTTGACAACAGGGCTATTGACGTTAAGAGAAACCACTATGGTAATATAGCAAACATTGTTGTAGATAACCCTATCGAAAGAGAGGAAAATAGTTTGGTTAACTTTGAAGCGACTATGGCTAATGCAAGAACCTTTTATGAAATGGCTATGGAGTGTTTAGCAGAAGGTAAACTAAAAGCCGTAATTGTAGATGGTGCAGATAAACTACTTACAGATGTTTGTGAAACTCACATGAGAAACAAACACAAGATGGATGCAGATACTGTTATCAAACAACCGCCGTATGTTTGGGGAGATAGAAATACTCCTTACAAGAACTTCTTACATAAGCAAGTTCTAGAAATGGCTTGTCATAGAATAGTGATTGCTCACTCTAAAGATAAGTATGCAGGAAACCCCAACCCTGTTGGTGTTATCGCTAATTGGCATGACTCAACAGAAGATATCTTTACTGCTACAATTCGTATGCAGAGAGACTTAAGAAAAGGCGGAGCAGAATATACTGCTCTGTTTGAAGCAAGTGCAAGAAAGCCTGAACTGATTGGTAGTAGAAGAAAAGTACTAGTTATCAAAGACGGTAATGTTGATTGGACAGGCGTTGAAGAAATAAAAACAGGCGAACTTTAAGGAGATAATAATATGGTAATAACAATAGAAATAGAAGTGAGCGAGTTCAAAGACTTGATAGAAAGTGTTGCATTGAAAGGCAAATACAATAGTGGAGATACTAGTAAGAATGGTCAGTTGAGTAATTATGCTTGGCTTATCAGTGATG